CGGAGGAAAGGACAACATAGAAAATTTGATTTGTTTATGCCGTGACCATCACCACGAAGTACACTTTGGAACAAAATTGAAAAACGAATATCTTATCACAGTACACCACATAAAACTAAACAAATGAATATCGAATGGGTTAAAACAAAAGACATCATCCCAAACACGGAAAACCCCCGTATAATTAAGGATGATAAATTTAAGAAATTGGTGCAATCAATCAAGGACTTTCCCGAAATGTTGGAGATCCGCCCAATTGTGGTCAACAACGAAATGATGATCCTTGGCGGAAACATGCGGTTAAAAGCCATCCAGGAGATAGGAATCAAGGAGGTGCCAATCATCAAAGCGGAAAACCTAACCGAACAACAACAACGGGAATTTTTAATAAAAGACAATGTTGGATTTGGTGAGTGGGATTGGGATGCGTTGGCAAACGATTGGGACCCCGCAGAATTGAACGAATGGGGTTTGGATGTACCTAACATGCATTTGACTGAATTGGAAGCGGAGGAAGATGATTTTGATGTTGATGCGGATGGCATTGAAACGGATATTGTGTTGGGTGATTTATTTGAGATTGGTGAACACCGATTGTTGTGTGGGGATTCAACTGATAGCGATGCGGTTGCAAAATTAATGAACGGACAAAAAGCGGATATGGTTTTTACCTCACCTCCTTATAACGGAGATACTCATTTAGATAGTAAAAAAGGTGGAGGCCGATTGTACAGTGATAAAGATATGGACAACAAAACAAGTAAGGATTATATTGTATTTCTGCAATCAACTTTGGATAATATTATTTTATATACAAATGGATTTATTTTTTGGAACATTAATTATAACGCAAAATCAAGGAATGAATATTTAAAACATTTATTTCCATATTTAGATTTGTTATGGGAAACGATAATATGGGAAAAAACGGGAATGCCAATAGCCGACGGGTTGACGAGAAATTGTGAATTTATATTTGTTTTAAAAAATGGAGAAGAAAAGCATATAGGGAAGCATTTTGAAACAAATCATAATTTATGGAAAGTTAGTAATTTGAATAGTCAAGATAAAGCAAATAACCATAGGGCATGCTTCCCCGTTGAACTGCCTAATAAAGCAATAAATTTAGTTGCTAATGCCAATATTGTATTAGAGCCATTCACGGGAAGTGGCACTACGATGGTTGCATCACACCAACTTAAACGCAAATGTTATGGAATGGAACTTGACCCAAAGTATTGCCAAGTTATTATTGACAGAATGAAAAAGTTAGATCCCACAATTAAAATTAAAAGAAACGGAGTTGAATTATGAAAGCATGGCGAGAAACCAACCGAACAACACCCATTGATAACGAATGGGTATTAATTGACACCAAACAAATAGGGTACATAATGGAAGGACAATGGTATTTGGCCCACGATGATAGCCCAATTGCCACACCATTTATGTGGATGCCCATTCCAATTTTACCTTTTGATTGATTTGATAAAGATTTGAAATTATGCCAAACCCAGAAAACATAATTCCACCAAAGCCAGGTGAGGTAAGGAATCCCAACGGGAAACCCAAAGGAACTAAGAACCGAAGCACCATTGCACGGAAGTGGTTAGAGGTTATGCAAGACACCAAGAACCCCATCACGGGTGAATTGGAGAAACTAAGCCAAGAAGATTTAATCACACTTGCAATGATACACAAGGCAAGGAAAGGTGATGTGGGTGCGTACAAACAATTGATGGATTCGGGATTTGGTATGCCCACCCAACAAATTGATGTTACAACCGAAAAACCAATCTTCAACGGCATTGATTTGGATGTGAAGTAATGTTGCAAACCACGACCGCCCAGAGTAAAATTGCCAACCTACGGAAGCGGGTGCGGATAGTTAGGGGTGGCACATCCTCATCAAAAACATTCAGTATCATTCCGATGCTTATCACCTACGCCGTGCAGAACCCGAAGTGTGAAATTAGTGTAGTATCGGAAACCATCCCCCATTTGCGAAGGGGTGCAATCCGTGACTTTTTGAAGATAATGGACATGGTGGGAATGTTTGATCCGAACAAATGGAACAAATCATCATTGACATACACATTCAGTAACGACAGTTACATCGAATTTTTTAGTGCAGACCAACCACAAAAATTAAGGGGTGCGAGGCGTGATGTTTTATTTGTAAACGAGTGCAACAACATTGATTGGGAATCATACTACCAAATGGCGATTCGTACCCGCAAATTCATTTATTTGGATTACAACCCAGTGCGTGAATTTTGGGTTGATTCAGAATTGATTGGTGACCCCGATGCGGAAATGATTGTATTGACTTACAAGGACAATGAAGCACTTGACCCCGCGATTGTAAACGAGATTGAGAAAGCCCGTGTAAAGGGTGAAACAAGTAATTATTGGCGGAACTGGTTTTTAGTATATGGGTTAGGACAAATCGGAAATTTACAAGGGGTTATATTCAGCAATTGGCAAACCATTGACACCATTCCAGAAGATGCAAGGTTGCTTGGCATTGGTGTGGATTTTGGGTATACAAACGACCCCACGGCAATCGTAGCCGTTTACGAATACAATGGTCAAAGAATCATCGATGAGGTCGCATATCGCACGGGAATGCTTAATTCGGACATTGCAAAGGCCTTACCCAACCATGTGCGAGTTTATGCGGATAGTGCCGAACCCAAATCCATTGATGAAATTAAAAGATACGGGATAAGAATCAAGGGAGTGACTAAGGGCAAGGATTCCATCAATTACGGAATACAGATTATGCAATCACAATCGTATTTGGTTACATCGACATCCACCAATTTAATCAAGGAGTTGAGGAATTATTGTTGGGATAGTGATTCCCAGGGGCGAAGCATGAACAACCCCATTGGAACGGATCACGCAATCGACAGTTGGCGATACCATGAGATGATGGCATTGGGTATCAAAGCAAATTACGGCAATTACGATATTCGATAATTGTTTATTTCGTGTTTATTTGTATCTTTGTAGAAGATATGACAAGCCATTACCAACAATTACACTTACAACGACAAGAAATTAAACGCCTTCGCTTATTGTTAGTGCAGATACAAGGCGAGGCCCTAACCAAAATTCAATCGTTAAAGCGTGAAATAATAAACCCACGGGTTGATTTTAACGATGCACCCAACCATTGGAAGGAAGTGTTACGAGCGGTTTGCACAGTATCGGAATTAACCCCCGATGAAATACTTTGCCCATCACGGAAAAGGGCATCATTATACGCCCGTCACATGTTCAACTTTATTTGCAGAAAAAGGTTAGGGATGCCGTGGGCGGAAATTGGGCGGATCATCCATCGGGACCATTCAACGGCAATCAATTCGGTAAACGAGTTTAGCAACATTTTGTACACCGATAAGGAGGTGCAAAGGCAATACGCCAAAGTGTGTGTGTTGCTCAATGAAGCGTTGGAATAACAAAGAGGGGTTTGGTCGTTTTATAATTAATGATTGAATCAAAAACCATATTAGTACCCACATCGCTCAAAGATGTAAAGTTGCATCAAATGTTGGCGTATCAAGGTCTGAAAGAAGACATGGAAGATACCCAACGCCAATTGGAAGCGGTATCAATTTTTTGTGAGTTGACTATGACCGAGGTTATGGCCATGCCGTTTGATGTATTGCAAAAGGCCGTGGAACGCATCACATTGATGTTGACAGAACAACCGACATTCACGCCCAGGTTCAAAATGGATGGCGTTGAATACGGGTTTATTCCAAACTTGGATGATATGTCGGTGGGTGAGTTTATAGACATTGAAACATACACAAAGGAAACCCACGACCTATGGAAGGTGATGAGTGTGTTATATCGCCCCGTTACGCATAGCGGACAAAATGGGCGGTATGAGGTTGCACCCTATTCGGCAAACCTTGTCAGTGGGTTTAAGGATTTAGATTGCAACACCGCATTTGGGGCCATGGTTTTTTTTTGGAGTTTAGGAATCGACTTACTGAATTCTATCCAGAA